TGCAAAGGCAGCAGGTATTGTGACCTGGTGTGATCCTCGTATTCGCGTGGGTCACGAAAAGACTCGTGTGATCTGAGTCGGAGACAGAGCGTAGCGATGTCTGAATCCCATGTTGTTTGTGGGAAATGTGGTGGCAAGGGTTGTGACTTTTGCCACCAGGGTTGGGAATGTGATGGTCCCAACTGTAAAAAATGTAAAATCTTCGGAGAACTAAAGTATGGCAAAGAGATCATTGAGCGGCGGAACTCACATTGAGTCGAAACCCAAAAAATCTCGTCAGGGGTCAGGACAACATACGAAGTATGCCGCGACTTCTCGGAATTCTGCTCGTAAAAGGTATCGTGGTCAAGGGCGTTAAATAGATAAAGAAATGCGTATCTATCATGCCTTGTTTGATTGCGAACTTACCTTCACAGGAAGTATGGGTTAGAAAAGAATATCTTACTGATCATCAAAGTGGATGGGGTGAGTTTGTAAAGGGCGTCTGGGTGTCGTGTAAATCGATACCTGGGCGTGCTTTTTATTTTGAGACATACTTACCAGAGTATGCTGCAATGTATGATAAGTTACCGATTAGTGCCTTTGTAAGTAAACCAAAGACACCTGATCCTGATATGAATCTTCCAAATCTACAGTTTTGGAACTGTATGGACTATGGAGTAGTAACGATTGACAAGAAATTCATTGGTTCAATGGATTATGAGTGCTATACTCGTGATTTTGGCATTCAAAAGGGTACTTATGTGTGTACTATTGACAACTATCATCAAGATCCTGATGGAGTTGACTGGGCAACAAGTGAAAATCCAGCAGAACACAAGTCTCATAACCTAATTGAGCTGGATAATGGGCAGTACGCACTATATCCAAACAACAGATTGCGTATTTTTGACAATAGTTTGACTCCTGTTGAACCAAAAATGCCTGATTTTAAGGTTTCGACCGAGTGGTATCAGGTTGAAAACGGTTTTGACCGCCTTGGAATGGGTCGTGAGGATGAATATTTTTGGAAAACTGCAAAAGAACGGGATAGCAACCCCGAAAAAAGTTCTGATTTACCCGAATCAGAGGAAAACAGCAATGGAGAACTCCACTACTGATAAAAAACCAGAGAATAAGGTACAAAAAACCGAAAAAAAGTACGAAATTCCTGAAGATAGACTCTCTCGTCCTTGTGGAGGAGCAGGTGGGTTTGATGATTATGTAGAGCGTTGGCACTAAAACACTAAAAGGAGGCAAAAATGGGACATCCAAAGCATCTAGACGGTTCAGTTGACAAAGGAAATGACTTTATTGAGTCTGGAATGACTCTTATCACTGAAGTTGAGAGTGAAAAATACTTGAAAATGGCAGAAAACCGCAAAAAAGCGAAAAAACAACAAACTGACGAAGGATTCTTTGATACTACAGAGACTTTCATCGACTAAACCTTAAAAAACCGCGTCTAAATAAGACAGAATCATAGTATTTTGTCTCAATGCCTCTAGAGGGAGTCAGTCGCGGTTTTAAAGACATTAGTTTTTCGTTTGGAAAGCATCCAATCAGCAATGATTTGGTTACATTATCAAATGAAAGTGCAATATCTCGTGCTGTTCGCAATTTAGTGCTGACGAAGATCGCTGAGAGACCCTTTAATAGAGATCTTGGTACAAAAGTAAAGGATGCACTGTTTGAAAACTTTGATGCGATCACCGCTAACATCATTGAGGATGAAATTCGTTTCATATTGAATCGTTATGAGGAACGAATCACTCTCAGAGAGGTTAGTGTTCAACATGACAATGATTCAAGTATCGTTGAGTGTAAAATACAATACGAAATCGTAGGTAGACCAGAAACACTTCAGGAACTCACATTTGCATTAGAGTCGGTTCGATAAATGGCACTAGTAAACTTTACAAATCTGGATTTTGACCAGATAAAAACACAAATCAAAGATTATTTGAGATCAAACTCAAATTTTACTGATTTTGACTATGAGGGATCTAACTTATCGATCCTGATTGATACTCTTGCTTATAATACTTACATTAGTGCTTACAATGCTAACATGGTTAGCAATGAAGTGTTTATTGATAGCGCGACATTAAGAGAAAACGTTGTTGCTCTTGCACGAAACATTGGATATGTTCCCAGATCAGAGACTGGAGCAAAAGCAAGGATTACCTTTACTCTAAGCACTGCAAATCTATCGACAAACCCTGTACAGATCACTCTTAAGAGGGGCGTAGTTGCCACTACAAGGGCACTTAACCAGATTTCCTATACATATACTATCCCAGCAGACATTACGGTCCCTGTAGAGGGTGATCTTGCCACATTTACGAATATTGAGATTTTTGAGGGTACTTACTTAACGCAGACTTATACAGTAAGTGCATCAAACCCAAATCAACGATTTATTCTTGATAACTCAAATATTGATACTTCTTCTATTCGCGTATCCGTCGATGAAGATGGAACAGGACCACTTCAAGCAGTAACATATACTTTAGCAAATAGTCTCTCTGATGTAACTGATAAATCAAGAGTCTTCTTTATCCAAGAAATCGAAGATGAGCGTTATGAACTGATTTTTGGTGATGGTGTCTTTGGCAGAAAGTTAGAAGCACCTGCTACTATTACGGTTAACTATAATATAACTCATGGAGAATCTGCTAATGGAGCATCTTCATTTAAGTTTAGTGGTAGATTGGTAGATAATGACGGAAATGTTGTTAATGCAGCAACATCTCTGATTAAAACTGAGCAGGAAGCAATAGGTGGTTCTAGTATTGAATCGATTGCTTCGATTAAAAAGTATGCACCGAAGATTTACTCTTCTCAGAACCGTGCAGTGACTGCAAATGATTATGAGGCACTTATTCCTCAGATCTATCCAGAAGCTGAATCTGTATCTGTCTTTGGAGGTGAGGAACTTACCCCACCAAAGTATGGAAAGGTCTTCATTACCATCAAACCATCTTTTGGTCCATTTGTTCCAGAAGGAGTCAAGCAGAATCTCAGAAAAGAGTTAAGAAAATACAGTGTTGCTGGTATTGTTCCAGAAATCACTGATCTTAAGTATCTGTATTTGGAGTTAGACACTTCTGTCTACTATAATCCAAATCAGGCACCAAGTGCCAACTATGTTCTCGCTATTGTCAAAGAAAATATCCAAGCATATGCGGATTCTACTGAATTAAATAGATATGGAGCAAGACTGAAATATAGTAAGTTAGGTGGATTGATTGACAACTCTCATGAGTCGATTACATCAAATATTTCTACCATTGAAATGCGTAGAGATCTTCGTGCAAGACTCAATGAGTCCTCTGAATATGAAATTTGTTATGGTAACCCAATCAGAGTAAATAGAAAAACAGGATATAATATTCGTTCCTCTGGATTCCACGTTGCAGGCATTAGTGATACTGTATATTTGTCTGACATCCCAAATGCAGACGAAAAGACAGGAACTATATTCTTCTTTAGATTACTTGCGGATGATCAAGTCAAAATCGTAAGAAAATCTGCTGGTATTATTGATTATGTAAAAGGTGAGGTTCTTTTGAACCCAGTAAATATAGTAGGTACTTCTGTGCTGAGAGGCGCAGAACTCATAGAAATCTCTGCACCACCAGTCTCTAATGACGTTATTGGTCTGCAAGATCTCTATCTGCAACTTGATATAACTAATACATCAGTTGATATGGTTTCTGATGAGATTTCATCTGGAACTCATCCTGCAGGATCAAATTATGTCATAACCCCAAGCTACTCCACTAGAGGCTTAGTTAGAAAGTAGAATACGATGGTAAAAAGAGTTAAAATCAGTTCCGTAATCGAGAGCCAACTCCCTGCATTTGTAAGGGAAGATTTTCCTCGTGTAGCAGAGTTTTTACAAGAATATTATAGATCTCTTGACAGTCAAAGTGGAACATTAGACCTTCTTCACAATATTGACAAATATGTCAAGGTTGAGGAGATGACAAACCTCAATCATGAGACGACATTGACATCTAATGTCTCAAGATTTGATAATACCATTGAAGTTGCTGATACAACTGATTTTCCTGAGACTTATGGTCTGATTCAGATTAACTCAGAAGTTATTACATACACTGGAAAAACATCTACGTCGTTCACTGGGTGTGTTCGTGGTTTTTCTGGTATTACATCGTATAGAAGTCAAAATAAACCAGACTCTTTGGTTTTTTCTGACACTGCTATTGGTAAACATTCTAGCGGTGCAACAGTTAAGAACCTTAGCACTTTATTCTTCAAAGAGTTTTTAAGAAAAACAAAAAATCAAGTAACTCCAGGATTTGAAGACCGAGAGTTATATTCTGGTATTAATCAAAACCTTTTC